CTATGGCACCTTTCGCTTCGCCACCCCCACCGACAGCGTCGCCGCCGCGAGGTCGAACGTCGCGCCGGAGATGTTCCGGGCCATCACCCGCACTGTGTTGTTCGACCACACCGCGGCATCGAGTTCGATGAACCGCGTGGACGACACCAGCGACGCCTGCGCTAGGTCGCCTGCCCTTGCCCCGTTCACGGTGACGTCGATCAGCGAGGTTGCCCCCGGCGCCAGGCTCGGCAGATCCCAGGACACCTCGGCCGCGAACTCCCGGCGTCCGGATCCGAACAGCGCCCCGGTCAACAGCGGCGTGCCGTTGAGCACCGCGGGCGCGGCCTCCGGCAGCCCGTAAAGCCTCAGCGATTGCAGGTCGATCGGCCCGTCGAACCCGATCACCCCCACCTGCGCATAGGCCACGGACGCGCCGACACGGATGGTCTGCCGCCGATTGAAGTTCGCGTCTTCCATCGGCGCGCCGGCGTTCCAGCCCTTGGCCGGCCCGTTCCACTGCATGGTGGTGATCGACGCCAGGACGTCGCCCGCAATGTCCTCGCGGACATTCCCTGCGCCGTCGAACACGCGCACGAACAGCCGCCCGCCCGACGCGCCGCTCGTCAGCCAATGTGCCAGCGCGAACTCCTTGGCCTGGGAGGTATCGAGCATCCACCCCAGCCCACGGTTCGCCGCCAACGTGACCGCGCGATCCGTGGGCGTCACATCCGTCAGCCCGTTGAAGCAGAAATCCGCCATGAAGGTCGCGGTGGTGGTCGAGGTCGCGATGGCGATCAGCCCCTCCACACCCACTTCCGTCGCCGACTGCCGAAACGCCGCCGCCCGGGTGTTCGGCACGCCGGCCAGGAATCGCTGGAACCGCGACGCCGGCGCGCGATGCCGGTTGATCACCGCATTGCCGCAGCGGTTCGCCGTCGCCGTGTAGTCGATCCCGACCAGGTAGGTGTTGGTCCAGGCGATATCGTACTCGCAATCCTGCGCCCCGGCCGTGTGCCGCGCCGCCAGCGGCGAGCAGGCCTCCATGCGCATGCTGCGGGCGATGATGGCGCTGCCCGAGGTCTGGTTCAGGAAGGGGATGGCGATGTTGCTGCCGGCTTGGCGCAGCTCGAAGTTCGGCGCGTCAAAGACGTGGCGGTTGTGGTTGGAGTAGGCGCCGGCCTCATTCCCGAACCGCACCCCAAAGCGATCCTGCGCGGCGTTCACCCCCGTCGCCTGGGCGAAGTGGCCGCCGTAGTAGCGGATCGAGGTGTTCCACGCGGTGGCGGTGGCGCACCAGATGTCGAGACCGATGCGGTTGTTGACGATGCGCCCCAGCGTGAAGGTGCTGTCCTCCACCCCGCGACCATCGCCCAACGTGCGCATGCCGATGGTGAAGCCCTCGACGCGACGAAGCTCGATCTGCGAGGCATCGACGTTGCGCACGGTGATGCCGATATCGGCCTCGGAGGACCAGTCGGAGATCGTCTGCCGGATGACGTTGAGCCCCGTGTAGAGCTTCTCCGCGTTGCGGATGGTGCCGCCATCGCCGAGTACCAGCACCGAGGTGGGCGCGGTGCCGGTGTAGCGGATCGTCCCCTGCATGATCAGCCCGCGCGCCCCGCCTGGCAGCGTCACAGTGCCGGAGACGTTCCAGGTGCCGGGCGGGATCATCGCGAACTTCTGGTCGGCACCCGCGCGGTCGAAGGCCGCCTGGATGGCGGTGCGATCATCCGCCACGCCATCGCCCAGCCCGCCGAAGTCGTTCGGCAGCACCGCCTCGCGGTCACGGAGGTACTTGGCGAAGTCGGTCTTGTTGAGATTGGCGTTGAGGACCAGCAGGTCATCGATGCGCGCCGGCATGGCGTTCTCCGATCAGAGGGCGGTGGCGGTGACCGGGCCGGCGAAGGCGGAGACGACCCCCTCGGCCGAGACGCTGCGCAGCCAGTACCAGCGGGTCTGGCCGGTGGTGAGGCCGGTGCGATCCCAGGGCAGCGCGGTCGGCTCGGCGGCCAGCTTGGTGGCGGCACCCAGGCTGGCGCTGCCGGCCTCGAACACCTGCAGCCGCACCCCGTCTGCGGGAAAGCCACCCGACAGGCGCACGCCGCCAGCGATGCCGGTCGCGGCCAGGCCGGACGCGGCAGCCGGCACCAGCGCCTCCCGCCAGCCCGACACGGCGCCGCTGCGCGCCTGCGCCCGCACCCGGAAGGCGGTCGGCTCCGCGGTGGGGATGGCGACGGCGGTGGCACCAAAGCCGCCGGCGTAGCCCTGCCAGACCGCCACGGAGGTGGGCCGGAACTCGATCTCGTAGCCAGCGAGATAGGCCGAGCCCACGGCGGACCACGAGACCGCGATCGCGGTGAAGGTCGTCCCGAGCGGCGTCTCCACCAGGATGATCGCCGGCGCGGCGATCACGCCCGGGTTGGGCAGCACCACGGACGGGTTCTGACCCGTGGCCCGCTCGTCGGTGGCCGGGTTCCAGGCCCAGACGGCGGGATCCTCCTCGGAGAGCTGCAGGTTCACCCCGCCATCCGGGGCAAGCGCCCAGCCCGTCACCCGGGCGGGGAATGGCGTCAGGCGCTCCAACGCCACCGTCACCCCGTCCCAGGGCCGCAGGCGCAGGGCCGAGAGGTTGGCCTGCATCGCGACCTCGCGCTGGCGGCGGTTGCGCTCCAGCTCGATTTTCATCAGGCGCTGCACGGTCGCCGCTGAGGTGGTGAGCGGGAACTCCATGTCCCGGTAGATCGCCTCGCCGCCATCCTCGGTGACGTAGTTGCTGGCCAGCAGCGGCGGCGCATCGGTCGGCTGCCAGGCGGCGGCCGGCTCGACATAGACGGCGCGCACCCCGTTGAAGAGATCGCGCCGCGGGCGCGAGCCGACGATGGTCACGTCGCCGCGCAGATCATCGGAAGTGAGCGTCGCCGCCGGCAGCGCGGGCGCACCGGCATGGATGTAGAAGCGCCCGCCCGACACCACCAACGCACCGGCCATGGCCGCGACGAGCTTGCGGGTGATGGCGATCTTGCCCTCGCCCAGGGTGACGGCGCCGTTCACGGTGTAGCGCCGCTCCGCCGTGCCATCGCGCCGGCCCATGACCTCGTCGCAGATGTTGGCCGCGGCCATGAGCGCCGGCAGGTCGATATCGGCCCAGGCTGCGCGCCAGCCAAAGGGCGAGGTCAGGTACCAGGCCAGGCACAGCGCGGGATTGTCGGACCAGCCGGTGGCGCCGGTGCGCGGATCCAGGATGGTGTCCGCTCCGTCCACGATGGCCGACAGGCTGGGTGCGCCAGAGGGGAAGGCCTCGGGCCGCAGCTTGAGCCGCACGGCGAGATAGGCGCGCCCCTGGCCACGATGGGCCGCGGTCCACTGGCCGCCGGTGTCGGCGACGAGATTGGCATTGGCGGCCTGGCCGGGATCGCCCAGCGCGCGATCGATCCGGAGCAGCCCCGCGAACTTCGCGTCGGTGGACGCAGTGCCGTTGAGAAACACCTCGCCGATGGCGCGGACGCGATGCGCGGCCAGCACCACGACGACATGGAGAAAGCCATCGGCGCGGCCCTCGTCGTCGGTGGCGGAATGCAGGAACACCACCGGGCCCGAGGTGCGGCATCGGCCAAAGACGATCTGGTGCTCGGTGATGGGCTGTCGGAAGGACTGGGTGCGGCCGGCGCCAGGCGTGCGGGGATCAAAGCCCGAGCCCGGCCCGGTGTCGGTGCCTGGCGTGACGTTGGCGCTGCGGGCGGCGGAGGGCGACTTGGGGCGGAAGACGGCGGCACCGACGGCGGAGACCACCAGGGCGGCGCCGGCGGCCGCCACGGCGCCCAGGACGCCGCCGCCAATGACGGCCGAGGCGGCGGCCCCCGCGGCGGCGGCGATGAAGGGAATGGCGACGGGCATCAGCCAACCCTCCAGGCGATGGCGCAGGCGGTGACGGGGAGGCGCAGCAGCCCCACGGGCCCGACGAAGGCGGCGCGGCCGGCATCCAGGACCACGCCGAGGCGATCGGGGCCGGCGGCCAGCACCACGTCGCCAGCACGGGCGAAGGGCACGGGCACGCGCGGGAAGCCTGCGGTGTCCGCCATCTCAGCCAGGGAAGGCCGGTGCTGCCAGGATGGGCGGCGTCCGATGCAGGCCACCACCGCCGCCATGGCAAAGCGTCCACAGTTCCAGCGCGCCGCGTCGAAGGAGCGATGCTCAGCTGCGGTGATCAGTGCCGCCAGGCGCTCCGGCCATTCCGGCAGGCGCGTCACTGGATCGGCAGCCGGATCTCCGCCTCCTGCAGGGCGGGCACGAACTCGAAGAACCGATCGCCGGGATACTCGGCCTGCTGGTCGGCGTCCGTGTAGCGGCGCACCTCGGCACGCTCGAGGTCCACCAGTCGGCTCTCACAGGCCAGCGCCACGGAGGGCTCCGCCCCGTCCGTCACCTCCATGGTGTCCATCAGCCCCGCCCAGAGCGGAAACGGGTCCGCCACGAAGGCGCCCTGCGCATCGAGCAGCGCGCCCCACAGCGTGACCGGTCGTAGCCGGTAGCTGCGCTCGGCCAGCGCGATATCCACCACCTCCTGCGGCACGGGCGAGAGCGCGAGGGTGAGCCGCACGGCGCGCAGCTCCACCGTCTCCTCCACATCCGAGATGGCGCCGATGCTGCCAGCGCCCTCGAACACCTTTCCCGCCCAGTCGAGCGGCCCGAGCCCGGTCCAGACGCGAAAGGGGCCGGTGGCGAAGTCGAGCTCGACCAGCACCACCGGCGTGGCGATCGGCGCCGTGGCCGCGGCCGCCGCCTGGTTGCTGAGGCGCGGGGTGCCGGACATCAGAGAGCTTCCTCGAGGCGGATCGTGACTGCGGCGAAGGGACCCGGCCGCGTCGGGTTGGCTGCCTCGTCGTCCGAGACAAGCCGCATTGGCACGCTCGGCAGGGAGAGGATCAGCGGTTCGCCCACCACGACCGCGGCGCGCAGCGGCGGCGCGATGGCGATGGTGGCGGTGCCCGCGCCTGAGGCCGCTACTGCGGCGGTGGCGATGTAGAGCCGGCCACCCAGCCCGATGTAGCCACCCGCCCCGACCGCCACCGTGCTCGGCCACCAGCCCTGCGTGACGATGGACAGCGCGCCGCGGGGTGCCCCGGCCGCCAGCGAAGGGTTGCCCGAGCCCACCACCAGCCCGGTCCCGTCCGTGAAGATCGTCGCGTCCGAGAAGGAATACGGCCCGGTCGGCACGTCGCCCTGGCTGCGCGGATCGCCAGTGCGGTATTCGCGCCGCCAGTCCCAGATCCGGACGGTGTTGGCGGAACCGGCCAGCGCCGCCAGCAGCCCGTCCATCACGCCCGCCTGCACGCGCCCCAGCGGCTCGAAGGTTGCTTCCGCCACCCAGCGCGCGCCCTCCCGCCGCAGCACCTGCGTGGCGCGGGTGACGGGGGAGACAAAGCGCAGCGTGTTGTGCTGCAGGTAGAAGCTCAGCCGCGACGGCCGAAGCGTCGCGGGCCAGGCGTATTCCGTCATGACCGCTATCCCCGCACGATGGAGGTGGCGCTGCCGCCGCGGCGGATGGCGTCGAGTGTCGCGGCACTGGCCTGTCGCGCGATCTGCGCCGAGAGCACCCGCAGCCGCGCCTCGACACCGCCATCGGCGCCGCGCGCGTCGATGGTGATGCTCTGGTTGATGACCGGGCCGCCTGGCGCCATGCCGTTGGGCAGCACCGTGCCTGCGGAGCGCGGCACGAACCATTCGGGGCCGCGCTCACCGACGATGTAGGGTTGGCCGCCCGCCACCGGCCCGCCCTCGGCGCGGAACAACCCGCCCAGCGCCGAGCCGATGCCCGAGAAGATCGAGCCGAAGTCAAAGCCGCTGAGACTGGAGGTCACCGCCGTGCCGAGTGGCTCGGTGATGGTGCGGCGAACCACGATGCGGGCGATGTCCTGCAGGATGCCCTGGAGGACCTTCGAGAAACTCTCGCCCTTGATGATCGCGTCCTCGAAGGCCGAGGAGAAGGTCAGCCCCAGCTCGCGTGCCGTGTTGCTGGTCCGCTCGGTCGCCTGCTGGACGCGCTGCTGGCTGCGCTCCAGCTCCTCCAGCGCGGCATTGGCCTCGCGCGAGACGGTCTCGTCGGGGATGGGCTGGCCGATGCGCTCGGAGCGCTCCACCAGCCGGCCGAGGGTTTCGAGGCGGCGGGTATAGCGCTCCTGGGCGTTCTCGTTGTTTTGGATCAGCCGCTCGCGCTCGCGGATGATGTCGTTGATCTCGCGCTCGGCCTCGCGGTCCGGACGCGGGATGGATGCGACGCGGCGGGTGGTGCCCTCGATGCGGCGGAGTGCCTCGTCGCGCTCGCGCAGGGCGAGCGTTTCCAGCTGGGTGCGATCGGCGGCGGTGATGCCGCCCGCGGCCTCGGCCTCGCGCAGGCGGCGGACGCGGTCCTCGTATTCGCTGTTGATCCGAAAGCGGTCGTCGAGTGCCTTGCGGAGCTCCTCGGCATCCGCGGCGGTGCGGCGGCGGCGGGCCTCGGCGGCCTGTCCAGCCGCGGCCTCCTGCTCGGTGCGCTGGCGCTCGCCGGCGGCGGCCTCGCCGCGGGTGATCTCCTCCTGGAGTTCCGTGTATTGCCGGCGCAATTCCTCGAGGCGCGCAGCCCGGTCCACGCCGGCCTGCTGCTGGGCGGTGCCGACCAGGCCGCCCTGGATCGAACCGCGACGGGGCTGCGAGCGCAGGCTGTCGCGGCCGTCATTCTCCGCCTCGAGGCGGGCGATCTGCGCGCGCAGCGCCTCGGCCTGGGCGCGACGGTCGGCCTCCTGCTCGCTGGGGAGCAGCAGGCCCGAGCCGCGGCGCACGCCGTCCAGCACGCGGGCGGCACCGGACAGGGCGCGCGCCAGGGCGTTGGACAGGCCAATCGCCTGGTCGAGCCGGGCGAGGAACTGGTCGGCGGCGGCGGTGAGCTGGCCGAAGGCGCGGCCGACCGAGAGTGGCGCGCGCTCGAACTCGCCGTTCAGCCGCTCGACGGCGCGCAGCAGCGCCGGAAACACCGTGTCGGCGGTGAGCTTGCCCTCGGAGCCCAGCTTGCGCAGCTCGCCGATGGAGACGCCGAGCTCGCGGGCGAGAGCCTGGGCGAGTGTTGGCAGGCCCTCCAGGATCGAGCGCAGCTCATCGCCCTGCAGCGTGCCCGAGGCCAGCGCCTGGGCGAGCTGCTGGGTGGATGAGGCAATCTCCTGCTGCGAGGCGCCGGAGGCGATGGCGATGCGCTGGAGGCCACCGACCAGGGTGGCGACCTGCGCCGAGGTGGCGCCGATCTCACGCGCCGCGATCGAGAAGCGGGCGAAGGCGTCCACGCTCTCGCGCACGGCGACGCCGGTCTGCAGGCTGTCGCGGTACAGCCGGTCGTAGATCTCGCCGGCGCGCTCGACGGAGCCGAGGGCGGTGTTCAGCCGGCCCATGGATTGGGTGAGCGCGTCGCCAGCCACCACCACCGCGCGCAGCCCGGCGGCGAGGCCGGCGATCTGCACGCCGCGGACGGCGAAGTCCAACAGGTCCAGCGCGCGGGAGGCGCGATCGGCGCCGCCCTGGACGCGCTCCAGGGAGCGCTGGCCGGTCTCGCCGACCTCGCGCAGCTCCTGCTTGACCCGGGCGGAATCGTCCAGGGAGAGCCGGACGGAGACGCGGCGCGTGCTATCGGCCATGCGTCACGCCTCCTGCGTCGGTGGGATGGTCAGGGCCCGGGGGGATCCGTGCGGCGTGCGGCGTTGCCGGCGGCGAGGCCCATGCGTAGGGCCAGCAGCAGTTCCGCCGCGGCCCAGCCGGAGGCGCCCATCTCGCGGGCGGTGGCGAGGGCTGCCGGCATGTCGAGGTCGAGGCCGGCCATCGTCGCTGTGGCACAGGTGGTGCCGGCTGCCCAACAGGCGGCGCCTTCGACACTGGCGGGGGCGTGGGCGGCGTAGGGGCAGGCCATGCCGCAGTCGCGATCGAGCGCCGCGCAGCCGCGGCAGTAGTCAGGGCCCTGGCCGAAGTGCCATTCGGCACGGGCCCTCAGCCGTTTCCCTCCAGGGCCACGGCGGCGACGGGGCCGGTGGCGCGATCCCAGAAGGCGGCGGCCATCTCGTCCATGTCCATCAGCCGCTCGACCGCCTCGGGCGAGAGCGGCAGCGGCTTGCCGGCGGCGTCGCCGACGCCCTCCCAGGCGGTGACCGCGTGACGGGCCAGCGCCTTGACCAGGAAGGCGAAGGCGAGGCCGCGCGCCATATCGGGGTCGAGTTCGGCCTCCGCAGCGCGCAGTGCGCCAAGGCGACGGGCGGAGCCGGCCTGGGCGGCGGCCATGACGGCGGTGGTGACGGGGCGGATTTCCACGCGGACGCCGCGGGGAAGGTCGAGCCAGTAGGGCTCGACCGGGAGGTCAAGGGTGAGCATGGGGTTCTCCATCTCGGAGGGATTCGGTTTGAGAGCGCACCGCAGTACAGCGGTACAGGGCAATCTAGTGAGGGCTCAGCCCTCGCTATCGGGACGGCACCGTCCGCGGCGCCGCTATCATCCACACCCGTCGCCCGACCTCGGGAGACGCCTGCTAGCGAGCCACAGCGGTTATTCGGACGCCGAGGGATTGCCTGAAGTCAGACTGCCTCGCCTCGCTGTATAATCGCTCAACCTTGGTTGCGGCTTCCACGCGGTGACATGCACCCGCTGTTAAGACGGGCAAGCCCCTGCGAAGCTGGGTTGCCCCGAATCTGCGACCGGGCGGGCAACGGAGGTCTTATGGATGAGCAGTGAGCCCGCAAATGATCGGGAAGGCTCGGATTCGGGTGGCAACGGTTTGAGTGATCTGTCGGAGACTCAGCGGGCGTACCTGGTATTTGAAGGTGGTGGCGCGAAGGGTATCGTCCACGTCGGAGCGCTTGCCGCCCTTGAAGGCGAGGAGCTCAACCTGGATATAAGGGGGGCTGCCGGCACTTCCGCGGGAGCAATAGTCGCTGGCCTTGTTGCGGCAGGCTACACGGCGCCAGAAATCTGTGATCCGCGCTGCCGCCACAGCGTTCTCGGGCACCTTGGTGTCGAGCGCCTTACCAGTCTTCTTGGGACTCGTTTTGGGCTAAGCGGCTGGCGGTGCCTAGGGTTTGCCCTGAATGGGCGGCTCACGCTGATGTTGCTGGTTGCACTGGCAATAGCCTTTAATGCCCTCCTTCTGCTCCTGCTACCAAGTGTTTATCAGCTGTGGTCGTTTGTGATCATTAGTCAATTAGTGGCCGTGGGATTCATCGGTTGGCTGCTTATGTTCGTCTTCCGGCAAGGCATCTGTACCACTGATTGTTTCAGTGTCGCCTACGATGCTGCGCTTCGGCGGAAGGTCGGGGGGGCGAGCGACAAGCCGGTCAGTTTCGACGAGCTGTACGCATCATCCGGGCGGCTGCTGAAGGTCGTCGCAACCCGAGTCGACACCGGCGAGGTGCTGGTGTTTGGGACACACGAAACCCCTCATGTGCCCGTAGCTCAGGCCGTAGCCGCCTCGATTTGCCTACCGGGGGTATTCGGCCCTGCAACCGTTGACGGGTACCTGGGGGGATTTTTCTACGACGGTGGTCTTGTGAGCAACCTGCCGGTGTGGACCTTCGACGAGGAACGGCTGCTCGACCCTGGTGCCGTCACAGTGGCGTTTGAAATCGCAGGAGCGTCTGAGCCTCCGGGCAAGCTCGGACGCTGGGCGGTCTGGCCATGGCTCAAGGCCACCGCGAGGGCCGCGGTCTTTGGCGCGGGCGTACTCAACAAGCGTGGTGCGAACCGCCTTGTAGCCGTCACTCTGCCCAGCTCGGTGCGTTTGCTCCAGTTTGATATGGGGTGGAACGAAGTGGGTCGTGAGTTCGAGAACGGCCGACTCGCAGCGGCCACGACGGTCCTCGATCAACTTGTGTTCCGTCCCCGAGCATTTGATGAAGCATGCCGCGTCGTCGGCACTCAGGCGGAAGCAGCGATCGCCGCAGTTGCGGCTCCCGGTACGGGACCGAGCCAGGTCCGCGCCTTTTTGGCGGTTCCATTCGGTGACTCGGGGCGACTTCTGCGCCTCGCTTTTGCTTGGCCGCGCGAATTCCGAACTGACGAGGCGAGTGTCCTGCCAGTACGGGGAAGCTTAGCCGGGGCTTCATGGCGAGATTCGATAGTATATTTCGACCAATTGCCGTTCGACCCGCAATATGCACTCGCCGGTGCTGCCAACGCGAAGCGGCGATCACTGGTCTGGAGCACCGTTCAGTGGCGCATGACGATTCCGGTATTTACGAGAAGGAATCCGGATTGTGGACGGCCTGCCATGGTGCTCTGCCTTGACGGGGACGGCTCCGGGGATGATGCTCGTGCAGCTCTCGACGAGGTACTCGCAAAGGCGTTCGCTCTCGCAATCCAAGATATTTGCAACACCTATGACGTTTAGGTGTTCCTTTGTGCAGGCTGCCTGACCTAAATTTTTAAGTGTCATAGGCCATGTTTGGCTCGTGGCAGTGACTGGCCCAGGAGGTTCGGATGGCTATCAAGTATGTCGGCGGAGCTGCTTCCCGAGCGCCGGTGACGATCAAGTCGGGGACCGACACCGCTTCTCAGGGCAGAATCCTGAAAGAGGCCGCAGGGCGAATTGCGGGAAAAGCGGCTCAGGTCGAGCAACTGCAGCGGGAGCGCGTCGACATGATCACTGATGCGCCAATGCGCCACGCCGTGCAGGCATGGCGCAGCAAGCTTGCCGGGTAGCCATCCCCGAGGCTGGGCAGTCGGTCGGCCGGACCGCAAGCACTCCTGGCTTACCCGGGTCCAGCGGCGGCATCTCCGTGGCCGACAACCGGAGGCGGCTTAGCTGTGGGCGAGAAGACGGCAGTCCGCTTTCGGCCCGCAGGTAATTTGCCAACTGCATTCACGCGTACTCCGGCCCCGCCTGCTGGTTCCGCAGCACCGCCGTCATCATCCGCGTTGCCGTCGCGTTGAAGGCGGCGCGAAAATCAAAGCTGGCCTCCACCCCCGCCGGGCCCTCGATCGGCGTCTTGGCGAGCGCCAGATAGACCTCGTGCAGCGTGATGGTGAGGCTGCGGTTCGCATCGATGGTGAAGGCCAGGGCGAACTCCGCCGAGGTGCCGGCCTGCGCCTGGGCCAGCAGCGTTGTGTTCTCAAAGCGCACCGTGATCTGGCCGGTGCAGCGCGCGATGCCGGGATCCACGCCCTCGACGCGGCGATCGGCGCGGATGGTGCGCACCGCCTCCATGCCGTTGGCATAGGTGAGCCGCGCGCCAGTCACCTGCGCCAGCGCCGAACCACTGCGGGTGATGGACCCCTGCGCCTTGTTGAATGCGGTGTAGGCGGCGCTGGTCGGCGTGCCGCCTGACGTGGCGCCAGTCCGCACCGAGCCCTGGCCCAGCAGCCCGAAGGTCGCGGTCGCAGCACCCGTGGGCGTGAAGTCCAACTCCAACGTGTCAGCGCGCACGCCCGTGCACACGTCGAAGGACGGCACATCCGGATAGCCGATCTCCATCGCGTTGCTCGGCAGCGCGGCCGCGCCTGAGGCGAAGGTGTGGATGAAGTTCGTGGTGCCGGTGGTGGTGGGCGCGCCCAGCAGGAGGCGGAGCCAGTGCCCGATGTTGATGAGGTCCACCGGCACCACCGCCTGGCCGGCGACGGTCACCGTGTCGAGGAAGGGCGCGGCCGGATCGCGATTGCTGCCCACGCCGATGACGTCCGCGTCCAGCAGCGGCTGCTCCGCGCCCAGGTCGCAAGACAGGAACGGCATGCGCCGCCAATTGCTGCCGGGGGCGGTGCCGTAGACGGTTTCGGGTAGCATGAGCAGGCGGCAATTCGCGCCGATGGCACGGGGCATGGGCTCTCTCCTGGAGGGGGATCAGGCCAGCGGCGAGCCGGCGACGGTGAACCAGAGGGTGACGGGGATGGCGGCGGCGCGGGCCGCGGCAGCACCCTCGAACTCGACATCCTCGAAAGAGGCGCTGCCGGGCTGCGCCCATTCGACGGCGCTGCCGAGCGTGCGGTTCAGAGCAATTGCCGCGGCGATGTCCACCAGCAGCGCGTCCAGCAGGGTGTCGCGCGCGGCGGGCGTGGCGCCGGCGACGGTGATCTCGACTTCTGCGCGGTGCTCAATCTGCCAGGCGAGCGGCGAGAGGATCGGCGTCTCCTCGACCGTCTCCCCGTCGCGCACGACCACCAGACCACCGGGAGGAATACGCTGCGGCACAGTTTCGCTGCGGAGCACCAGCGGTGCCGGGCTCCTGGCAGCCAGGGATGTTACAAGCCGGCTGTGCAGCGCGGCGATGGCGACCTCGCGGATGCTCATGCCCAGCCCAACATCGATGCGAAGAAGCGGCCGGCGACCCAGGTGAGCGCCAGGCCGAGAGCGACGCCGAACCATCCGAGCGCGGCGAATGCGGCCAGCAGAGCAAGGCTTGCTCGCCGGCTCATGACGCCGTCCTCCCGCTTTCGCGTTCCCATGCCGCCACGAATCGTGCGGGGAGCCGCCGCAAGCCGCGCTCGGCCGCACCGCGCACATCGAGCCGCTTGGCCAGCTTCACCTGCGGCAGGAGCAGGAACATCGGCACCATCCCCTGCTCCAGCAGACCGCGCGCCCAGGCCTCGCGCCCCTTGCGGTTGCCGGTGCCAACCTCTGTCACGCGGCCAGCGACCAGGCGCGTCCTGCGACGCCGCGCGGTCTGCTCGCCCTGGCGCAGCGGCAGGCACCACACGAAGCCGCGGCCCGACTTGAAGGGTCGTAGGAAGGCCTGGCCGGACGCGACCATCTGCGCCGGCGTGACGCGCATGCCCTTTTCGCCACGCCCCCTGCGACCGCGTGCCGCGTTAAAGCCGGTCGGGATGGCGAGGAACTTTCGCCCACCCTTCGCCCGGATCAGCGCCCCACGCTCAAATGCGTCGATGACGTTCGGCACCTTGGTGAACACCAGCCCCGCCGGCCGCAGCGACCGCCCGGAGCGCGGAAAGATCATCGACCGCCATGCATTGGCGATGCCGCGCGCGTTGCCCGAGAAGGCGGTCGTTACCTGCCGGCGCAGTTCCTGTTTCACCTGCTCCGTCTCGGCACGGATGGCGGTCATGGCCGCGCGCTCGCCAGCGCGCACCTCATCGGCCAGCACCTTGCGCAGATCGCCCACGATACTGGCGCCAAGGCGCATGGATCAGCGACCGCCAAACTTGCGGCTGAGGATGCGCAGCAGCAGGTCGTGCAGCGCGGCGTAGCCGAGTGTGCCGGCGAGCCAGGCCACCGCGAAGAGCCACCAGCCATCGAGCTCGAAGGCATGGGCAATCAGCCAGGCGCCGGTGCCGAGGCTGCCGCCCGCCAGCGCGTGCAGGAGATAGGTGCGGGTCAGCAGCGGCCGGTCGGTGGAGGAGAAGCGCGCCATGGCGCCGAGCGCACCCAAGGCGCCAGCGAGCAGCGCCTCGCCGACAATGCCGCCGATGCGCTCGGGATCGATCATGGCGGTGCTCCTATCGGCGGCAGAAGACGCGCCATGCGATGCCGGCGGCGTCCCGCTCGGCGTGCTGGACCGTCAGGGTGTCGGCGCCGAGGGTGAAGGTGTCGTCGGCCTCGATGCTGGGCAGCACAGCGATGGCCACCGTCAGCACGTCGCTGGCCTGGATCACGCTGGTGCTGAAGGCATCGGCAAGACGGTCTGGCGCCGAGCGGACGAGGCGCAGCGACACGGGAACGCCCGTCCCGCTGGCCCTATAGATCGCATCCATGCCGATGTTCGGATCCGCGGCCAGCGCATCCATGGCCCCGGCGAAGGCGCTCACGCTGGCCGCCGCAGCCGCCAGGCGAGCACGCCGACCACCGCGGCGCCGATGACCGCGATGGCGACGGCGGGCGCCAGCGTGCCCAGAGCCTGGATGGCCGGCGCCGCCTGCGCCACGGCGGTGGCGATGCCGGCCGCGCCCACCAGCACCGCGCCGCGGCCGGTGCCCGTCGCCGCGGCCACCTCGCGAAGGGTCACTGGCGCGGCTGGCGGCACCCCGCCGAGGGTCAGGGCCCGATCGATCACCGCGGCCGGATAGGTGAGCCCAGCGCATTCATGGTGGATGATGGCCTCGACCAGCGGGCGCAGGTGATCGTGCCGATGCAGGTCGATCGTCTCGTCCGGCCCGACACCGATCCGCCGCGCCACCACCGCGACATAGGCCGCGGTGTCGTTCTCCACCTTTGGCGCCCAGCGCTCGATGATCGCCCGCGGCGTCCGCAGCTTGTGCCGGTCCTGGTAGGTGATCAGCAGGGCGGCCAGCGCACGGATGCCGAATTCATGGCTCGTGAAGCGGCAGAAGCGCCCGTCCGAGGGCGGCTCGGCCAGCCCTTGCCATTTGTTGGCAGCGACGTGCTCGATGTTGCCCGGGTTGCGGTTGCGATAGCCCCGCGTGGCCTTGGGATCCATCACCTTGGGGCCCGGACTCACGTGCCGATCGCCGGCACGCGGTTCAGCCAGACGCGGACGGTGGTGTCCGCAGCCAGCGCCGCCAGGCTGGCGATGCCGACCTGGAAATTGCCGGTCACGGTGGTCGTGATGCGCCGGTTGGTGTTGTCCCAGAAGACGCGGGCGCCGGCGGTGATGGCGAGTGCGGGCTCCTTGGTGATGTCGAAGACGCCCTGGGTGGCGGCCTCGATGATGGCGTTCTGCGCACCATCGACGGCGGCGACGCCGAACAGCGCCCCGACCAGGACGCCCTGGCCGGAGAGGATGCCGCCCGCATAGGGGACGGCGATGGCCAAGCTGTTGCCAGGCTGGACGTAGTTGCGCATGGGAATGGGAGCTCCAGAAACGCAGAAGCCGCCCGGTGGGGCGGCCTCTGCACGGGTTCACGATGGAAGGGAGGAGCCGGGATCAGGTGCCCGGGTTGAACCAGGCGCCGCGCCAGTCGATGGCGCCCACGCCGAAGTCGAAGATCACCGAGACCTCGACGCCGTCGACGCCCTGGACATTGCCCGTGGTGACCTGCGGCCCCTCGGCGCCGTTCAGGTAGCCGTAGACATAGACCGGGGCCGCCATCGGGTCGGAGAACAGATACCAGCGATTGGCCGGGATCAGCGGCTCGACCAGCGGCTGCACGAAACCGGCGTAGACGTTGGCGTTGCTGGTCTGGGTGGCCTGCACCGACACGGTAAGCTGCCGCGCGGCGAGCTCCTGATTCGGCCCGACCAGGAGGCGCATCTGCGCGCCCACCGCGATGGGCAGCCCGTCGAGGGTCTTCTGGCGCATCACCGCGGCGCGGCCCAGCGCGAGGTTCGGCAGGTCCAGCGCAGTGCCGGCGCCCGCCTTGTTGGCCCGCGCCGCCGCCGTCCCGAACACCGCCGCGGCACCGGTGATGAGCGTGGGACCATCGCCGTTGGCCGCGTTCAGCAGCTGGTAGGCGGTCGCGTTCTCGAAGTCGGCGACGCGCCGGCCGATCATGGACGCGAAGTCGGTGAAGGCGCCGAGGTCGTCGTTCACCAGCATCTGCCGCGTGACGCGGATGCGCCGGGCGAAGGTCTGCAGGAACACGAGCTCCTGGCTTTCCGACATGGTGCCAGCCTGGACCTCGCCGTTCTCCGACAGCGGCAGCAGCGTCGGGAAGTCGCCAACCCGCAGGTGGCGGTGCGGCTTGAAGTCCCGAAAATCGCGGCGGAGGAATAGCGTTCGGTAGGTGGGTGCCGCGGGCGCGTAGGCCGCCAGCAGCATCTTGTTCGCCGCGGCCGAGAGCAGCGCGGGGAAGTCGCTGGTGGTGTGGAAGGCGCGCTCGGCGAGGATGGTCGGGTTGCGCGGGACGTTCCGCTCGCCACGGGCGCGGAGAAGCTCGCCGATCATGTCGGAGGGGCGCCAGCCCAGGAACTCGGTGTGGCGGCCGGTCGGCGGGGCCGGGTAGCCGGGCATGGTGCGGGCGGCGAGCGCCTCGGCCATGGCGTCCAGAAGCTGCGACGGATCGTCGTTGGACGGACCGGTGTCCGGGCGCGCCGGCAGGGAGGGGCGGGCGGCGCCGCTGGTGAAGGCCTCCCACAGACGCCCGCGCAGCACCTCGGGCGAGACGCGGTCGCGGATGGCGGCCTCGCGCATGGTGTCGAGCATGTCGGGGGTGACCAAGCCACGGGCGGCCGCGAGCACCGGCTCATAGCCGGCGATGCGCTCGACGGCGGTGCGCTCGGCCTCGGCCCGGATGGCCTCGAGGTCGGGGGCCGGCGGCGCGGCGCGCGTGGGCTCGGGCGGAGCGGCGGGCGGGGTGGCGGGTGCGGTGGTCACGGTGGTCTCCTGGGGCGGGGTGGTGGGCGGCGCAGGCGCGGGATCCGGCGAAGCCGGCGTCGTCTCGGGCATGGGGTGTTCCTCGGTCAGGGCGGGTTCGATGGCGGTGGCGGGGGTGCCCTGATCCCCCTCGCCACGCACGACGGCAGCCGCGTCCACGGGGACGGGCACGATTGAGATCTCGTAGGGCTCCCAATCCACGGCGCGGTGGATGGTCTGGCCGGTGGCGGCATCGGGCCGTGGGTCGTAGCGATGCACGCGGTAGCCGACGCTGACAGACTGCAGCGTGCCGTCGGCGACGCGCTGCCAGATCGGCTCGACGTCGTCGGCACCGCTGAATTGCAGCGTGGCGTAGCCGCGGCCGGCCTCCAGGCGCGCTGCGGTGACGCGGCCCAGCACGTCGCGTGTGCCGGCGCGGCGGTGGGTATCGAGCACCGGGGCGCGGCCCGAGCGCAGCGCGTCCATGCGTACCGCTTCGGGCCGCATGTCGAGCTCTTCGAGGATCGGCCCGTAGGGCGGCACGAAGTTGCGGGCCCGTGCGCCGGTGGACCACACCACCTCGACGGTGCGGGCTGCGCGATTGACGCTGACCGGTGCGGCGAGCGCGCGGCAGGCGGTGATCGACTGCCAAGCGTCGGGCATTCGATCCGGCGCGGGGCTGGGCCCCTCCGGTTCGATCGGCTCGGTCATGAGGCGTTCTCCTGGGCAGCACCGATCAGGGCGCGGCGAAGCCCTGCGCGTTGACGTAGACCTGCGCGCCGGTGGTGATGCAGGCGACGTTTATCGCCGTGGCCGCGGTGCCGCGGAGCGGGGTGGGAAAGGTGATCTCCACCGGGGCCGCCATCGCTGCCGGCAGCAGCTGCCGCCAGATCACGGTGGCGCCGTCCTTGATTACCACCTCCGTTGCGACCGTCGCGTGCGCGTTGCGGATGTCGATCGAGGTCACGTAGTTCCGGATCCCGGCCGCCGCTGCGGCCCGGAGCACGACGTCAGTGGTATTGATGATCCCACCCGCGGCGGCGGCGTACTGCCAGTCCGCCTCTGGGATGGCGTAGGGCTTGGTCACCAGCGCGCCGATCAGCGTCGCCAGCAGATCCACACCGCGCGCCGTGGTGACGGCGGTCGGGTTGGCCGAGTAGCCGGTGGCGGCCAGGACCGGCACGGCGCCGCTGGTGTTGCGCGCCTGGCCACCCACTGGGGTGACGGTTGGCGGGATGGTGCTGAGGACGTTCACGCCCAGGCCCTGGCCCGCGACGGACTGGCCGCGGCCCGCGGTGATCTCGGTGGTGAGCTCGGCATAGTCCGCGATGGTGACGAACTGGACCTTGATGTCGGTGTTCGAGGCCGGCGCCAGGTTCCGGCTGACCGAGGCCCAGCCGGTGTTCAGATAGGCACCGGTGAAGGTGGAGCCCACCAGATCGAAGCTGTTCGCGTCGATGACCGTGATCGTGAACGTCCCATTCGCCCCGGGCACGCCCGACACGTCCGCCACCGTCACCGTGTCATTGGTGGCAAAGCCATGCGCCGCGCGAGTGATGCGCACCGCACCGCTGCCGTTGTTCGCCACCGCTGAGACGCCGTTGATGAACTGGCGGTTCCGCACGCGGATCCGAAAGCGGTACAGCGCATTGGGTTCCGGGATCTGCTGGTGGCGAACATAGGAGTTCGAGCGCGCTGCCGTGGTGTCGAGCAGACGGCCGTGGAAGTAGCATTCGTCGTTGGTCGGCTCGAGCTCCAGCACCGACCAGCCCGCGGGCGCCGTGGTGGGAATGGTGCTCCCGGAGGCGCTGCCGAGGCGCGGGGCGCCCTCGCTGCCCACCTCGTAGTTGGCGAGCGTCGGGCTGGCGCCGTCCAGCCGCCAGGCCGCGGCGCTGCGCCCGTCCGGCTGCGCCGTGGTGGGATCGATGCTGACCAGCTCGAGCCAAACGGATTGGCCGACGATCCGCTGGCTCATGTTCACCGCCACCATGACCCGCAGCGGGATGGTGAAGGTGGTGCGGCTGGTGAGCGTCAGCTCATCGTCGAGGGTCGTGCCAGTGGAGATGGTGACCGCGCCATCGGCCACGGTGTGGGTGATGCCGCCGCCGGTGGCCGCGATCTCCCACCGCGCCGGGTTGATCTCGGTGCCATTGAAGCTGTCGCGGAACTTCTTCTGCATGCTCTTGATCTTGAGCATGTCGTCGGTCCAATCGTAGGCGCCTGCGATCATGGCTGTGCTCCGGGTGTCGGCTCGGCGCGCGGCGAGGCAGCACCGGTGGCGGCGATTTCAATGGCGGCGAGCTGGGCCGCGTCCTGCGCTGCGCCCGACTTCGCGACGCGGCGCGGATCGGTGTCGAGCGAGAGGCCGGCCTCATCGAGCAGCACATTGGCCTCGCGGATCATCTCCACCACCTGTCGGAAGTCGTAGCCAAAGGCGCCGACCGCCTCGGGCTGCGGCACGAAGCCGGCGCGGACCTGCGCGATGAGGGCCGTGGTGTCCTTGAGCGGATCAATCATCTCGTGGGCGGGCGGGACGTGGGACAGGCCTTCGGGCACGTCCGCGCCCCAAAGCCCGAGCAGCGCACCCTGCTGGTGGAAGCGGTCCGCGATGGGCCGCACCAGCATCGGGATGAGCATGCCGTACTGCACCTGCTCGCAGAGCCGGCGGAACTCGATCTTGCCGGCGCGCAGGCTGCTGTAGTTCGCCTGCGTCAGATCGCCGGCGACCTGGTCGTAGGTGACACCCGTGCCGACTGCGGATGCCTCCAGCGCGCGCCGCGCGAATGAGACGTGGCTGCCTCCACCGGAAGGGTTCACCACCTCCACCGATCCCATGCCGCGGCGATACAGGATCATGCCGGGCTCGAAGCTCTCGACCGTCCGCCCCTGCGCATCGCGTAGCAGGCCCGATGCCGGGCCCGTCATGGTCTCATCGCCATCCTCCGAGACGACGGCGGCGAGGCACGCCTCGATCTTGGCCTTCATGAGCAGCGCGGCCTCGTAGTCGCCCAGATCGCGCAAGCGGGTGAGGACGGGCGCCAGCCAGGAGACGTCGCGCAGCTGACCGGGGCGGCGTTTGCGATAGATGTGCAGCACGTCGCGGGCTGGGACGCGCTGGCTGCTCAACCAGGTGGCACCCCCCGGCAGAACCCAGGAGGCGCCGGGATGCACGCGGTGCAGCCAATAGGCGACCGGTTCGCCGGCCTCGCCCAGGCCAATGCCCTGCAGCGTGGGGACGCCGTCGAGGACGCCCTGGCGTGCCGCGTCGAGATGGTCGCTTTCCAGCACCTGGAGGCGCAGGCCGATGGGGTTGGCCGGCGTGATGTCAGCGGGGAGCAGCCGCACGAAGCATTCGCCGCTCTCGACCACGGCGCGCATGACCAGCGCCTGGAGGCCATAGAGATCGAGCCTGCCCTCGGCGTCGCAGGCGGTGCTGTCCGACCAGCGGCGCCAGGCCTCGGTGTGCGGCTTGTCCGGCCACCGGGTGGTGATGCCGGCGCCGACCGCATTGCCGGTCCAGAGATCAACGATGCGGGCGGCATAGGGGTCGTTGCGGACGGCATCGCGGGCACGGCGGGCCACGCTGGGTGCGGCGGCGCCGACCTCCGCCGTGGCGCTGCCGCCCGACGCGGCCCAGCTCGATGCGCGGCTGTCCTGCGCGGCGGCGTACCCACGCAGGGCGTGCCAGGCATCCCGAATGCGCCCCATCACTTGCTTCCCTCACGGGAGAAGCTGGCGAAGGTGACGCTGGGGCGGCGCGCGGCGGCATTCTCAGCGGCGTGCAGCACGGACAGCGCGCGGCCGAGCTCATCCAGGGAGCGGTATTCCACGGTGCGGCCGTCGAAGGTCACGCGCGTGGTGCCGCCGGTGAAGGCCGCAGCGAGCACGGCGGCACGGGTGCCAGCGGGCTGCGCCAACGCCCAGGCGAGGACGGTCGGGTCCATGGTCGTCCTCCCTTCAGCGAAGCCAGTTGCTGCGCGGTGCCAGCCAGCCGCGGGGGCGCTGCGTGTCAGATGCGGATGGCGCCGGCGCGGACTGCGATGGCGGCGGCGGGTCAGCGACATTCCCAGCGGCGGGAAGTTCGCTCACCCGCAGCGGAGCATCGGCGATCTGGTCCCGCAGCTGCTGCCAGAACCGATCGCCGTAGCGGTCGGCGCCCAGCAGCCAGAGCGCCGCACGCGCCAGCACGGCGCAGTCCAGCGCCTCGTTCCGCTCCCGCAGCTTGGCCCATTCCTGCCGGGCGAAGCCGCGGCGGTCCTTCGTGGTGCGCAGCTGCTCGGCGACCAGCTGCTTGACCCACTCCACCTCGATTGCGCGCGGCAGATGCACCCAGCCGGGTGGAATCTCCTCCGCGTCGCCGCGGCCCAGCCAGAGCCGGCGATAGAGATCGGCCTTCCAGGTCGAGACCGAGACGGTCCACAGCTTGAGACCGCGCCGGAGCTTCTGGCCGTTGACCAGCGCATCCACCGGCGTCGGGCCCTGGACGGGCTGCGCCCGGTTCCAGCCATCGATGCCCTTGGTGGGCGCGATGCGCGGATCCCGCAGCCGGCGCAGATGGCCATAGACCGCCGCCGTGTCGCGGCCGCCAGTGTCGACGCAGAGCCGGGCGATGCGCATCGCACCGCCGCCCTGGCGTGGCCAGTCTCGTGCAAGGAGCTTCGCCAGTTCGTCCCAGGGCTCCCGGTCCCGCGGGCTGCCCTGGATCACCACATGGTCAACGAGCCAGGACGAGAAGCCTTCCGCCCAGCCCCAGACGTCGCATTCCAGGCGCTCGTCCTGCACGTCCACGCCGGCGGTGAGCACCAGCGCGCCGGGCGGCACTACGCCCATGGCGAAATCCTCGCGCCGCTCGACCAGCCGTTCCCAATCCGGCGCCTCGCCCTGCTCCTGCCAAGTCTCGCCGAGCACGGTGTTTTTGAAGGTCTTGATATCCTCGGGCTTGCCCTGGGCGGCCTCCCAATCCCGGGCGATCTGTTCCCAGGAGAGCCAGCCGACCGGCGAGTACAGCGCCGAGATGTGGAAGCCGATCGTGTGCGGATCCTGGCCTTCCGCCGTCGCGCGCCACTCCCCGCCGCCGAGCATGGCGGTCTTGTCGTGCTCCTGCATCGGATGGTCGCAAGCGCTGCAGTGATACCGCGCCGTCTCGGGCGCTCCCTTCTCCCAGAGCAGCCGCTCGAAGCGCAGCCACTGCATCTCTCCGCACGCCGTGCACGGCACGAAGAACCGCCGCTGGTCGGAGGCGAGGTATTCCCGCTCGATCCGGCTGCGGCCAGCAATGGTCGGCGTGCTGACCAGGAAGGCCTTGCGGCGCCAGCCAAAGGTGCGGGCACGGGCCTCGGCCAGGGCGATGGGGTCACCCTCGCCGGCGACATCGCCGGGATAGGCGTCCACCTCGTCGAGGAACAGGAACCGCGCCGTCATCGAGCGCAGCCCGACCGCACTGTTCGCCCCGGTCAGCACCAGGATGCCGCCGGGGAATTCCTTCGACAGCATGGTGTTGCCGCTGTCGCGGGCGCGGGCCGGCGCCACCCGCTCCCGCAGCGCCGGCGTTTCCTCCAGGAGGGGGTCGATGCGCTGGCGGGAGAAGCGTTTTGCCAGCTCCACGGTCGGCTGCACCGCCAGCGCGGGGGCCGGCACATGGTGCATGATGTAGCCGAGCCAGTTGTTTCCGCTTTCCGTGGCGCCGACCTGTGCGCCCTTCATGAAGACGACGCGCCGGGCGGGATGCACCGCCGAGAGCGCGTCCATCACGTCCTTCAGGTAGGGCGTGCGGCTGGTGCGCCAGGGGCCGGGTTCCGCGGAGGCGCGGCTGCCGAGCATGCGATGGCGCTCGGCCCATTCCGAGACAGTGAGTTGCGGCGGCGGGCGCAGCATCGCGCCGACGCGGCGGCGCACATGCTCACGGCTGCGAAGACCGGTCCCCTCCGAGGCCTGCGGGATCGAAGCGATCGGCCGCCTCCGTCAGCAGGTCGTTGATGTGGCTCTGCAGGATGGTCTGCAGCAGATGCGGGTCGACGCTGATCTCGGCGGCGATCAGGCCGGAGACGCGCGCCGGCCAGTTCAGCAGCGCGTCGCGCATGGTGCTGCCGATCTCATCGAGCGCGGCATTGGCCTGGGCGACGTCGACCAGGCGGCGCTTGGTTTCATCCAGCGAAAGCCGCTGCGCCTCCACCTTCAGGGCGAGCTGGGCGACCTTTAGCCGGGCGAAGGGCGTGCCCTCGGCGCTGGCACCATTGGCGAGCGGAGAGCGGGTCGGGTCGGCGGTCTCGGTCAGGCGGCGGCGGGTCTTGTCGATGTCCCAGCTGCCGTCGGGCTCGCGGGCGATGCGGCCCGCGCGTTCGGCTTTGTGGATGGCGGTGTCGCTGACGCCGAGGCGCCGCGCAGCCTCGCGGGTCGAGGCGGTCAGTTCCGGCATGGCGGCGACCTCCCGCCGCGCGTGATGGCGATGCCGGCCTTATCAGAGGGGACGAAGGGCGCGCTGGCGTGCGGCCTTGAAGGCAGTGATGGCGGCGGGCCAGTCCAGCGTGGCGGCATCGCCGAGTGTCTGCACCGGCGCGAGCGCCACGCGGCGGCGCGACCAGTAGTTCCCGTCCAGCGTGGCGAGCCAGCCGGCCAACCCCTGTGCGGCAAGCGCCGCGGCGGCGGTCTCTACCTCGGCTTGGCTTGGCGACGCGGCGCGGCCCATTGTCACGTGCCGACCATCCTGCGCCAGGATGATCCAGCGGCGTTCGGAGGGCATCAACCCTCCTCCTCCTCGGTCTGCCAGGTCGCGTATTCGACCGTGGCGTAGATCGCGCGCCCGTCGCTGGCGGTGCAGACCTGAATGGTGGCGCGTCCCACGCTGTCCGTGCTGCGCGGCGCGGTGGCGAGAAGCTGCTGCCAGCTGGCGCGATCCTGCGGGCCTGCGGCGGTTTCATGCGGGAGGGTGGTGGTGGTGGTCATTGTCGTCTCCGTCTCGGCGGGGCGGGATGCCCTGCGCGTGACGGACGATTCGCGCTGTGCCGGAGCGGAGCCAACTCGATAAAGCGCCGGGAATCTGGATGATCCCCGGCGCTCCCGATCATGTTCAGTGGCGTGGCTGAGGCGCTTCACTCGGCCAGGGCGTAGACGGTGTAGGACCCCTTGGCGCCGGTCTTGTTCGGGCCGACCTGGCGGATGCGCTCGCGCACCTCGACCGCGTGGCCCTTCTTCTTCAGGCCGGCGAAGAATCCGCGCACCGTGTGCTGCGCCCAACCGGTTGCCTCGGCGATCTGCGCGACCGTGGCACCCTCGGGGCGGCGCAGCATGGCCAGAACCTGCTCCTGCTTCGTGCCCTCGCGTGCCTTGCGCGGCGCGCCGGGTTCGCGAGAAGCACTGGCGGGCTTGCCGGCGAGCAGCGTGCGCAGCGCTTCCATCGGCGCGTCGAGGGCGGCGATCATGTCGCCCTCGCGGTTGGCCTCGTCGTCCCAGGCGGCGAGGACCGCCGCGGCGGCGTCGCGCAGGCTGGCGCGCGGCGTGGTGGCGCGTGCCGCCAGGGCCTGGTCGAGCATGGCGATCTCCTCCGTCAGGGACGCGGCCCGGGCGGGTTCGGCGGCAGGGGCGTCCTGCGGCGTGGGCTCCGCGGCCGGCGCCACCGTGGGCGCCGTGTCGGGCACGCTGCCCTCGATGCCCGAGCAGTCGGGCTCGCCGGCCACCGCGTCGCCCTCGTTCGGGTCGATGCCGATGGCGCGCAGCCCCTCGTCGGTGATGCGCGCCACGATCCAGGTCCCATCCTCATCCTGGCGCCAGCCGAGCCCGACATGCTCCCGCGGCGCGTTGATCTCGGTGAGCAGGTTGTTCTTGATCAGGCTGCGGAATACCGCGTTCCGCGCCGCGGCGGGCAGAGTCTTCGGCGTGCGGGCGAGGCCCATCTCGTGCTGCGCGGCGGCGCTCAGGATCACGCGCTGGCTGTCGGAAAGCTTGTTCATCTTGGTGGTCTCCGGTTCCGGGTGCCGGTCATCGGCCCCTACTGCCGGGAGCCCCGCCGGCGCTGCCGGTCGGGGCGGTGCGGGAGCGATCCGCGTCAGCAGGCGTATTCGCCGCGGCGGAAATGCTGGTCCGCGATGTCCTTCAGCTTCGCGGTGGCGTCGGAAAGCCAGGCCGCTTCGCCCCAAAGCACCGTCTCGGGGTCCGCGCCGAAATGGTCCGCGCTGGCCTGGGTGAGTTCCGCGAGGAGGGCGTCGAATTCGGCCTTCTTTGCCAGGAAGGCGGCCAGGCTCTTTTCCTGGTTGCGGGCGGCGCGGGCTTCGCGGTCGGTCATGGTCGTCTCCGTCGTGGTGCAGGGCGGGGTGCTCTGCGTGTGACGGACCATTCGCGCTGTGCCGCGCACGAGCCAAGCAAGATGCGGCGTCGTGAGATTGCTATGATTCGGCGGTCTGGATCACATCATGATCGACAATGCCGCGGGCGGCGGCGACATCGGCAAAGATGCGATCGTCGCCCTCCAGCACAGCAGCTTCGCCGGTCGTGTCCTGCCATCGCCGCACGATGACGTCGGCATAGGCGGGATCGATCTCCAGCAGCACGGCGCGCCGTCCCGTGCGCTCCGCCGCGATCATCGTTGTGCCCGAGCCACCGAAGCAGTCCAGCACCGTGTCGCGCGGCTTGCTGCTGTTGCGGATGGCGCGCTCGACCAGCGCGACGGGCTTCATGGTGGGATGCAAGTCGTTCCGCGCTGGCTTGTCGAAGTGCCAGACATTTCCCTGGTCGCGGGCGCCGCACCAGTAGTGCTGTGCGCCAGCTTTCCAGCCGTAGAGCATGGCCTCGAACTGCTGGTGGTAGTCGGCGCGGCCGAGCGCGAAGGTGTTCTTCGCCCAGATGATCGTGCTGGACCATTTGCCACCGGCCTCCTGCCAGACCCGATGCAGCGTCGGCCACTCGGAGGAGGACATGCAGACGTAGCAGGCGCCCTTGGTGACCGAGAGCAGGTTGGCCAGGGCTGGCCGCAGGAACTCGGGAAAGCCGCCGCCGAGCGCATCATTGGCGATGGTCATCTTGGCGGCCGTGCCGCCCTCGTAGGCCACGTTGTAGGGCGGATCGACGAAGCCCATGTCGGCCAAGTGTCCGGCGCCGAGCGCGCGCTGCACGTCGACCAGCTTCGTCGCATCACCGCAGAGCAGGCGATGCTCCCCGCAGCGCCACAGGTCGCCGGTCCGGGTGACGGGCACTACGGGCGGTGGCGGGGCGTCATCGGCATCGTCGCCGAGGCCGGCATCGGCCGCGGCCAGCAGCCGGTCGAGCTCCATCCCCGAGAAGCCGAGCACGTCCAGGTCGACCACCGCCTCGTCGCGGATACGTGCGATCTCGGCCGCGAGCAGGGCTTCGTCCCAGCCGGAGTTCAGCGCGATCTGGTTGTCGGCCAGGCGAAGGGCACGCGCCTGCGCGGGAGAGAGATGGCCGAGCCGCAGGACCGGCACGGAGGTGAGCCCGAGCTGCTTCGCCGCCATGACGCGGCCGTGGCCTGCGATCAGCACGCCCTCGGCGTCGACTAGCACCGGGTTCACGAATCCGAACTCGGCGATGGAGGCGGCGATCTGCGCCACCTGCGACGCCGAATGCGTCCGCGCGTTCTCGGCGTAGGGGACCAGCGCTGCCAGCGGCAGAGCCGAGATCACGAGGTCAGGCTGCACTGGCGGTGACCTCCATCCGCGCCGCAGCAACGGCGTCGTAATCGCGCCCATCATCGGCCAGCGTCACGGACAGATCGGGATGCAGCATGCGCCACCGCGCCACGGCCAAGTCGACATAGGCCGGTGCCAGATCGATGGCGCACACGCGGCGTCCGGTGCGCTGGCCGGCCAGGATCGTGGTGCCGCTGCCGCCGAAAGGCTCGAACACCACCTCGCCTTCGTCCGTGTACGCCCGCATCAGGAACTCCGGCAGCACCACCGGGAACACCGCGGGGTGTTCGGTCTCGATGCCGCGGCCCTTGTGGCGGGTCAGACGCAGCACGTTGTCGGGGATCCGGAAGTCCTGCACGGGCAGCCCGGCATGCTGGTATTCCGAGATGGTGCCGTCCGCCGCACGCAGGCCGCTGCCCTTGTTCGGCGTGCCGGCCCATTTGCAGGGCACGATCTTGTTCGCCTGGCGGGACTGGCGGTTGAAGTGGAAGACGAACTCGAAGGCCGGCGCGAGGCGCCCGTTCCAGTCGCCTGGCAGGCCCGGCCCCTGGTCCCAGGTATAGAGCCCGAAGCGCCGCCAGCCGCGGGCGCGCATCCAGTCGAGCCAGCCGGCCCAATAGGGCTGCCATTCATTGTCGCGATGGATCAGCCCGAGGTTCACCAGCACCTGGCCGTCCGGCCGCATGGCGGCGTCGAGATGCTTGAACACGCCCTGCATCAGGGCATCCCAATCTGTCACGCCGCCGGTGGTGTAGTCGCGCTGGTTCCCATAGGGCGGTGACGTGAACAGCAGCGCAGCTCCATCCCCACCCATCACGCGCGCCACGCTGGCGGCGTCCGTGCTGTCGCCGCAGAGCAGCCGGTGGTCGCCCAGCAGCCACAGATCGCCGGGGCGGGTTACCGCCTGGCGCGGCGGCGCCGGATCGGCGTCGGCAGGGTCGTCTGCCTGCGCCTCCTCCGCATCCGCCGCGCCAGTCGCGCCGCCCCCCTCGGCGGGATCCGCGGACAGAGCCTCGGGCGCGTCGCCGTCGGACACGGCATCTCCAGCCGCCGCGAGGATGTCCGCGAGCTCATCCGCCGAGAAGCCGAGCGCGCCGAGGTCGATGTCCTGCGCCGCCTGCACCGCGGCCAGCGCGTCACGCAGCAGTGCCTGATCCCAGGTCGCGTTCTCTGCGATACGATTGTCGGCGAGGCGCAGCGCCTCCTTCTGCGCCGCGGACAGGTGCCGCAGCACGATCACCGGCACCTTCTCCATGCCGAGCGCCGACGCGGCCTCGAGCCGACCGTGGCCGGCAATCAGCACGCCCGCCTCGTCGACCAGCAGCGGATTGGTGAAGCCGAAGGCCAGCATGCTGGCCTTGATCTGCTCCAGCTGCTCGGCGCTGTGCACGCGCGCGTTGCCGGCATGCGGGCGCAGCTCCGCCACCGGACGCAGCACGATCTTCGCCGCCATCCAGGGGAGCGTCATGATGCCATCCGGTTTGCAGGTGGTTTGCAGGGCCACGGTGCGGCGTCGGTTTGCAGCTAACCGTTTGGGGCGGCGCGAAAAGGCTGCAAACCGCAACCCATATTTTCGGCCTGGCGTTAGCGGCCTTGCGCGCTTCCGCCCCCCGCATACAGCGGGGCCAGGAAGGAACCATCGGCTCGTGAGCCGCAGCAGCTGATCAGCTGGCGAGTGGCTCGGGAGCCACCGGCCGCAGCCGCAATTCAACGACTGTCGAAACACTATCCCTTCTGGTTCCGGTGCCGCAATCCGGTTTCAGCGGCGCTACGACTGCGTGGTGGACAATGTCCATACAGAGTCGTAGAACCAGCCCCGGAGGCCACCATGCCCACACCCGCCAAGCGCATCACCACCCCGACCCGCCGCCCGGCGAAGGCCCAGCCCGCCATCACCGTCGGCGCGATCAACATCCGCGTCCGGCCCGAGGAGCGTGCCCTGATCGACCAGGCCGCCGTGCTCTCGGGGAAGTCGCGCTCCGAGTTCATGCTGGAGGCTGCGCGCCGCGCTGCGACCGACGCCATTCTCGACCGCACGCTGTTCCGCACCCAGCCGGCTGCGTACGCCAAGTTCCAGGCGCTGCTCGACGCGCCGCCCAACCCGAACGGCCGGCTTCGCAAGCTGCTGGAGACCGCGCCACCGTGGGAGTGAGTGCCGACGGGCTCAGCGCCCCGGCGCCGCTCGAAGACAAGCACGACCTGGCGATGTTCGACAGCGGCGAGGCCACGCTCGATGAGTGGCTACGGCGGCGTGCGCGGGCGAATCAGGCGGCCGGCGCGTCACGGACCTTCGTGGTGTGTCGCGGCGGCTTCGTGGTGGGGTTCTACTGCCTGGCGGCTGGGGCTGTGGCCGTGACCGCCGCTCCAGGGCGTGTGAAGCGGAACATGCCAGACCCGATCCCGACGGCCGTGCTTGGCCGGCTGGCGGTGGACCGCAGCCTGCACGGCCAGGGTATCGGGCGGGCCCTACTGCGGGATGCGGTCCTGCGCGTGCTGCAGGCCGGCGAAGCCCTGGCGGTGCGGGGATTATTGGTGCAGGCCCTGAACGCCGACGCCCAGCGCTTCTACCAGGCCTGCGGCTTCACGCCGTCACCGATCGACCCGATGACGCTGATGGCCACGATGACCGACCTGAAGGCCGCCCTGGGCTGAGGCTCACGCGGCACGCTCGCGCGGTTGCAGGCCATAATGGGCCGCCAGGACGCCGAGCGCGGTGAGCAGGATGCCCTGCGCCTGGACGTGATGGACCGGACGGCCCGACCACCCCTGCCGCAGGGCCCATTCCCGCAGGGAACACTCGAGGCCGAGCACGTGCCACAGGCAGCTTCCGCCGGCGCTGTCTGCGCCCCCGAAAAGGTCCATGGCCGCGGCCAACCGACGCCGCGCAGCAGCTTGGCGTTCGCTCAGCAGGTCGGCGCCACCGCCCTGGATGCGGAGCAACTGCGTGGTGCGCATGCCGTCCAGTGCGGCGAGGCGGAAGGTCACACGGAACATCGCCCCCGCCTCGTGCATCTGCGGCGTGATGCTACCATTGGCCAGCATCAGCCCGAGCGTGTCGACGGCACGACGATGCGCGACGGGTGAGCCCGTGTCCGGATCCGCGTCGCGGACCGGCTCGGAGAAGCCGCCGTGTTGCAGACGCCACTTCGACGGCTTCGCCAGATCGTCCTGCTTGGGCTTCGCCGCCTTGGTCTTCCGCTTACCGGCCATGATGGTTCTCCCCATTGCGACGCCCCCAGCGCCGGTTGGCTTCGTTGGTGATGGCCTGACGCAGCCAGTCGTCGGTGATGTCGGCGACAGGCAGGGCGGCCACGCCGTGCCGATGCCAGGCGGCAGCCCGCATGGCGTTCACCTCGCTGTCGTTAGTCGGGCTGCGCGTGCCGCGGTCGAGGCAGGAGCGGGGCGGCAGCGGTGCGCCGTGCATGCTCATGTGCGGCCTCCCGTGGGGTCGGTCGCCCAGAGCAGAAGCGCTATCGCGTCGGCCTCGTTGTCGTCGGCTGGCGCAAAGCCGCGGGCCTCGATGGCGGCGACCATCTTCGCCTTGTCGGCATTGCCCTTGCCGGTCGCGTAGCGCTTGATGGTGCCGACGGGGACGCCCTCGTAGGGGATGTCGTGTTCCTCGCACCAGGCGGTCAGGGTGCCGAGGAAGCCGCCGTAGATGTGCGCCGCATCGGTACCGGCATGCGCCCGGACTTCCTCGAACACGATCCGCGCTACGCCGCCAGACAGGGTGGCGAGCTCGGCCAGCCATCCGCGGAAGCGCAGGAATCGCATCCCGCCGCCCTCGAAGCGGCTGGGACGGAAGGTGATCGTGCCCGAGGTGATCACGCCGTCCTGGCCGCGCAGCGCCCAGCCGGTGGTGGAGCCGAGATCGAGGGCGAGCACGGCGTGGTGCGCCAGGCTGATCACTGGCGGGAGGGCGACGGGCGGGCCGCTTGCATGGGCGGCGGGCATGGTGAGAGTTGCGAGTGCCATGGTGGTCTCCGAGAGGGGATGATCCTGGTGGGGGCGGCGACGGCGCGGTTCTTGGCGGAGCTCGCCGTCGTTGCCCGGCATCGGGTGGGGTGGCCCTGGCGGGGGCGGTCCACGCGCCCAACCCGGTCGCCCGAGGTGTGGTGTGCGCGCGCCGTTGAGGCGCGCACGCACACCCCCCGTAGGGGGGCCGTAAAAAACCGAATCTGCCAAACTGCTCCAAGGCACTGATTTCAAATCAGAAAAAGCAGTCTCGGAGCAGTTTCGGGCAGATTCGTTACGCGAAACTGCTTTCGTCCAGAAGCCATTGATCCGACTGGTGAAAAGCAGTTTCGCAGTTTCGGCCACCGAGCAGATTCGGACCGAAACTGCGCAGTTTCGGGAGCAGTTTTGGTCAGTGCGAAAGCGCATCAAGGGGGCCATCAGACGGGCTCCTCGGGGTCGTGCAGCACCCACACCTCGGGGTTCTCGACCTCGAGCAGCGCCTCGCTTCGGGGGCACTGGAAGTGGCTCGGGAGCACCCGGACGGTGGCCGGGACGATCTCGCCGGTCTCCGGATCGATGGTCTCCTCGCCAGTGCCGAGGAGCATGTCCTGGACGACGAGATAGCCGTTCTTCGACTTGGTGTAGGGCTGCCCGAGGTCGCGCGCTTCGCGCCGGTACTTGATGTAGCCCTTCATGGCCAGGACACCGATCCTCTCGCGGATGTTGTCCTTGCCGCCGAGTCCGCGCTTGTTCTCGAACTTTGACGCGAAGGCGTTGGCGGTGCAGAGCCGGCCCTCTTCTGCTTCCTCGGCGATGAGGCGCAGGATCACGTCGTGGCGGCGCGTGCGCTCCGCATCGAGTTTCCGTCCGATGTCCTTTCGCACCAGGCGCTCGCCGGTCCGATCGAGCTCGACCCAGGCGCCACCACGTTTGTCGACCAGCATCGGCTCGAGGCCAGGCCCGTTGCGAAGCTCGACATGCAACTCGCGCTCGGTCTGCTCCTCGTCGGGACGGAACAGGATGGCGCCCGAGGTATAGTAGCCGCGCAGGGCGCTGGCGCCCGAGAGCGACAGGAAGGGATCATCCTTGACCTGCTGCTTGCTGAGCTTCTTCGTGTGGTGGGCGAGGATGATGCCCGCCTCGGGCGCGATCTGGTCGCGCAGGGCTTCGACCCGGCTCTGCAGGAAGAACATCATCGCGGCGTTGTCGTTTTCCCCTTCGCCCGCGGGCCCGCCATCGAAGAGGTTGCGGATGGGATCGATGCAGATGATGTCGGGCGGCGCGTCGGGGAATGCGGCGCGGATGGCCGCGGCGACGAGGGGCACGCCCTGGTCATCGAGCAGCATGCGCAGCTTCGGGGTGACGACGAGGGTGTCGCGAGCCCGGGCTACGATCGCGGGATCCAGCCGCAGCTGCTGCAAGCGCTCGCGCAGGTAGTGGTACTGGATCTCGGCCTGCAGATAGAACACGCGCAGCGGGCGCGGCGCCGTGAATCGCAGGAACGGGGCGCCGGCGGCGGCGTGCACCAGCAGGCTGATCAGGAAGTCGGATTTGCCTACCTTCGGCGCGCCGCCGAGCACCAGCATCCCACCCGGGGTAAGCAGGCGCGGACCGATCAGGTCGTCGGGCATCGGGGAGGTGTCGTCGAGCAGCACGCCAAGGGTGTGCGCCGGGATGGCGCTGGACGCCGTCGCCGTGGCCCGCAGCAGGGGCGGCCCATTCCGGTCGACATGCAGGGCCCAGATCGCGTCGGCCTCCACCTTGAGGCGGTCCAGCGGCCAAGGCGGGCGCAAGCAGGCGGCGTTATACTGGCAGATCGCCTCCCAGCCTTCTTCGCCGGTCATGCGCCCCTCGTGGACCATCCGGACGTAGTGGCCGATGGCGGCGCTGGCACCCTGGAAGCGGGTCCAGGCGTCCTGAGCACCTTCCCGCACCGGCGTGCTCAGGACAGCATCGAGGCCGGGGCGGTTGGCGCCAGGGGCGGCGGTGGGCGCCTCCAAGCCCGGCATGGTGGGCATGGCAGCGACCGCCGCGGCGAAGTCGGGGAGCTCCACCTCGACCCTGGGGAGGTGCTCCCGGATGGTGACGCGCCGCTGCACGCCATGCTTCTGGTGGACGGTGCCGGGCACGCGGATGGGCTGGTGGGCCGATCGGAAGTGCAGATCGCCGCCAACCTTCTCCGCGATCTCCCCACGCAGTGCGCAGAGGCGCGCAAGGTCCTCGCCCTCAGCCGGTTCGGTGAGCCGCCACCAGGCATGCAGCTTGGCCGCGCCCTCGGCGGTGCGGCCACCGCTTTCGACCAGCAGGGTCGGCGCGCCGAGGTGGTGGACGAGATGCGCCAGCTTGGCGGCGATGTCTCCTGCGTCGAGGTCGACCACCACGGCCTGCATCTGCAGCACATGCTCGGCGCGGGCTTGGCCCTGCTCGGCGACGGTGCCGGGGATGACATAGACGGCGCTGCCTTCGCGAGCGGCCCAGGTGGCATAGGCGCTGAGGGATGCGGCGGCGTGCCGATCGGCCGGCACCCAGATGTTATGCGGCTTGGTGTCGAGGCCCTGGCCCTGGTCGACGAAGCCGCGGACCGGGATCAGCCCGTCGCAATAGCCGAACACCACGTCGAGGAAGGCAGCGATCTGCTCGATGTCCGGCGCGATGGGCTCAGCGGCCGCGGGCATCGACTGCCCATCGCTGGGAAGTCCATCGTGGGCGATCTGCTCACCGGCCAGAATGTCGCCCGTGCTCGCCTCCAGCAGCGGCGCGGCATCGTTGAAGTCGCCCCATGCCGTCATGCAGGCAGCGCCCAGCAGCGCTTGGACCAGGGGCAGAACCGGCACTCGAAATGGTCGGCCTGGGCGGCAACGCGGGGCAGCAATTCGCCGGCATCCGTCGCGGCCAGGATGCGGACTGCCCGATCGGACATGCGCTGCGCCAGGTCGGCGTTGAACGGCACCAGCTCGTGGTGCAGCTCCGCCGTGTCCTTGTTGATGGCAGTGAACAGCGCCGGGTTGTCCGCCACGCTCGGGACGCTGGAGTCCATATAGGCCTGGTACACCGCAATCTGCGCCGCGTAGATCGGCTTGGCCGCGGCGACGCCCTTGCTGGACGTCTCGCACCAGGCCTTGGCGTTCATGGTCTTGCATTCCCACAGGGCCGGGAACGCCATGCCGGGGATGGTCGGGCCGCCGGCGAAGACACCATCGACATGGCCACGGATGCGACCGCCCGCGACCGAGAAGCCGAATTGCTCGCCATGCTCGCCACCGCCACGGCGGGTGTAGAGATCGAAGCCAGCACCGCGCAGCCAGGCGACAGCGACGTCCTCCAGCGCGTGGCCGATGCCGAAGATGCGCAGCAGCCGCCCGTCGAAGTCGGCGCCCTCATCCTTTGGCGCCTTCACGAACTCGAATTGCAGCGCCCGCTCGCAGGCATGGCCGAGGCGCGACCCACCCAGGTAACTGCGCGGCGGCGCCGCCTGGTTGGTGGCGACGAGCGCGGCGTCGATGGCGTCATTCACATGCGCCGAGGTCTGGCTGCGGCTGTTGAAGTCGAGCATCAGAAGGGCACCTCCGCCGCCGTGTCCTGCCGGGCGATCGCCTGCATCGCCTCCTGAAAGCCGCCGACGGCGACCTCGATGAGGGTCAGCACCTGCGCCTCGCTCAGCTCCTGGAATCGGGTGCCCCAGCCGATCTCGGCCATGGTTTCCGCGACCCGGCGCATGGCCGCACGCATCGCGGCCTTCTCCTGCTCGGTGAGATCAACCATGGCGGGCGACCTCCCCGCCAAGCGCGACCAGAAGCCCTGGCAGGCGATGCAGCAGAAGGAGACTGACGGCCGCGGCTTCTTCCGCGGCGCCGGGTCGAACCAGCCAAAGCCACGCGCCGGGCGGGAGCAGACGGCGCAGGGGGGTTCCGGGGAGCGCGCCATCGATCATGCGGCCTCCCCCAGCGCAGCGGGCTGGGCGCTTCGCACGAGATGCTGGATGGCCTGGCGGTTGAACTTGAAGGTCAGCAGCGCCGACGCCTGGTACCGGGTCATGCCGAGATCGGCCCGGACTGCCGGCGGCAGGTGGACCAGTTGGCGCTCGGTCGGCGGCTCCCGCAGCCAGCGCCGGCTCTTGTGGGCGCTCTCGTCCGTCTCGTAGGCGTTCAGCCAATCGTCCGCCGCGGCGAGCGCCACCAGCCGCTCGCCGATGGACAGCAGCCGTGCGGCCTCGCCCTTGGCGCCACCGACCGCGTGCCAGGCCCCGTTCAGGAAGAAGATGCCCGCCCAGCCGTTGAACCCGTTAGCCAGCAGGGCGGCGTCATCGCCGAACAGGTCGCACCACTGGAAGGCGGAGCGCCGGAGGAGATCGATCTCCGTCATGATGAAGTCGGTGAGCGGCGCCGTCTCGCACCCGCGGGGTTCGAAGGCGTGGCCGCAGATCGGGCACTCCATCACCGCGATCGGGACCTCGGCCTCGCAGGAGGGGCAGGTCTTGGTGGGCGGCTCACCTTCGCCGGGCTGGCTGTCGAGATCGACATCCTGCTCCAGGCAGCCGTGGATCTGCGACGATGTGCCAAAGTCGAGCACGATGCAGTCGCGCTTGACGTTGCCGGGATGCTCCGTGGGATCCACGGTGCGCAGCCCACGGCCGACCATTTGGATCATGGTGCATTTGAAGGAACTGGGCCGCAGCAGGATGACGCAGGAGGTGGGCGGGTGATCCCAGCCCTCGGTCAGCACCGCGACATTGACGACGATGCGTGCCTCGCCCCGCGCATAGGCGGCCAGGGCCGAGCGCCGCTCCCCATCCGGCATGTCGCCGGTGACCATGACGGTGGGGACGCCGGCAGAGTTGAAGGCGGCGGCGACGTGCTCGGCATGCGCAACCGTGGAGCAGAAGGCCACTGTCTGGCGGCCGTTGGCCTTCTCCTGCCAGTGCTTCACGACCGCGCCGGTGACCGGCACCGTGTCCATCACGCGGGCGACCTCGCCCATGTCGAAATCGTCGCCGCTGCGCCGCACCGCGCGCAGCTCATCCTGCACGCCGACATCGATGATGAAGGTGCGCGGCGGCACCAGGTGGCCGGAGGCGATCAGTTCGCCAAGCCGGATCTGGTCGGCGACGTTGGAGAAGACCTGGCGCAGCCCGATCTTATCGCCGCGGTTCGGCGTGGCGGTGACACCGTAAATCCGGCAGTCCGGGTTGCGGTCGAGCGCCCGATCGATGATCCGGCGATAGCTGTCGGCGACAGCGTGGTGCGCCTCGTCGATCACCAGCAGGTCCAGCGCCGGCATCGCCGCGAGGTTCGCCTGGCGCGTCAGCGTGGGCACCATCGCGAAGGTGACCTGGCCGCCCCAGGATTTCTGGCCAGCATCAACCACGGAGGTGGTCAAGCCAGGATTGACGCGACGGAACTTCGCCAGGTTCTGCGCCGTGAGCTCATCCCGATGGGCGAGGACGGCAGCCTTGGCGGCGCTGCTGCCGATATGCTCGCCCACCGCCGCCGACAGCATGATGGTCTTGCCGGCGCCGGTCGGGGCGACGCCGAGCGTGTTGCCGTGCTGACCGAGCGCACGAAGGCTGCGCTCGACGAAGAGCTTCTGGCGTGGGCGGAGCATCATGCTGGTGCGGCCCTCCCTCAGCGCGCCCAGGCCGGGCGAGGATCGGCCCCAGCGGTGGGCTGCGGCGCAGCGGCCGGGAAGGCGCCCTGGTGGATCGCCGGCGCGGCGGGCGGCGCATAGGCCTGGGCGGGCGGTGCATAACCCGTCGGCGCCACCTGCCGCCCTATCACCTGCGCGTATTCCCGATGGTCCGGCGTCACCGCCATGCGGATTTCGTTCTTCGTCTCGCCGCCGGCATCGGTGCCATGCTCGATCTTCGCCACGAACTCGAGGCCATCGAGATCCGCAAAGCCACCGATGCGGCGCGCCGCCTGCGCCTGAGGCGAGACATCCTTGTCGGAGATGCCGCGCGCCGAGTTCAGCATCCCGCGCAGGAAGCTGCGGCCCATCCCGGCCCACTCCGGCCCCTTCGGGCTGTGGAGGCCGATCAGCGTGAAGATCTTCCGCTTGGCGTAGGGCCCCTCCAGCACGGTGAACTCGCCATTGAGATAGACCGCGCCGGTGCTGCCGCGCGTCGCGTAGCCACCGGTCCAGCCCTGGCTCGGATCGTCAAAGCCGCCGGGGCGGATCGTCAGGCGCACCTTGGCGATGGTGCCCTTGGGGATCAGGTTCGGGTTCGACTGGGCGTCGTTGTAGTCGTTCCAGGAAGCCATGCGGGATCTCCTCGGATCAGGTGTTCGGGGTGTCGGAAGGGGCGGCCAGCGCGAGCGGCGGCGGAGGCAGTGCGAGACGTTCGGCGACGGGGCGCGCAGGGCCGCGGATCTTCTCGAAGAGCCGGCCGAGATGCGGCTCCTCGACCAGGTCGAGCCGGCCGCTGCGGTCCTTCGCGGGATAGCCCCAGGGATTCAGCGTCTGGCAGATCAGCGAGCGGCGGAGCGCGCCCGCCTCGTCCTTGATCGCGGCCAACGTGAGGACCTCGTCGACGATGCCGGGGAGCTCGAGACCGGTCTTGCTGCCGTCGATCTGCGGCACGAACACCTTGCGATTGAAGTCATCGAGCTTCTCGTCGAGGATCCCGACGAAGATGATGTTCTTGCCGCGCGTGTGCTGCAGGTGAGTCAGCCAGGCGATCATCTCGCGGCCATGCAGACCGTAGGCGCCGCGGATGTCGGGCTTGCCCGTCTTCTCGGCGAAGGCCTCGGGCTGGCCGCGGCACCACTGGAAGCAGAGCCGGCCGGCGACGGTGATGCTGTCGATGAACACCGTCTCGTAGCGGGTGAGCAGCGCGGGATCGCCGAACTGCTCGCAGACGGCGGCGTGATGCGCCGGGGAATAGGGCTGGTCATCACGCAGCGCCGGGTTCGGCCCGCCGATGAAGGCGGCGAAGTCGCGGCAGTCCTGCCAGGTGCGCGGGCGGATCGTGTCGCCGCCCCAGCCCTCGACCGCGAGATCACCGGCCTCGAGGTCCATGAAGAGCGTGGTGCTGGCCAGCAGGGTCCAGAGCAGGCTGGTCTTGCCCTGACCGCTCCCCCCAAAGATGCAGGCCTTCACGCCGCGGGGCTCGGCCTGCCGCTCGTCCGCGCTGATGATCCGGAAGCCGCGCCCCGGCGCTTGCGCGAAGGGCGCGCTCATTCCGCGACATCCACCATGCGGGCGGCGGCGGCCGTGGCGTTGACGGCGCCGACAGCACCAGCGCGACGCGCCAGGTCGTGGATCTGCCGCAGCGCGTCGGCCTTGCGATGCAGGGCAACCGACTGGCGGAACAGTGCCTCGGCGGCGAAGGCCACGTCGTCCACCGTCGCCTGCGCGATCGGCTTGGTGATGACCGGGCTGCCGCCCGGGCCGGTTGGCACCTCGATGCTGTCGGGCAGCATCTTCAGCCAGAGTTTCTCACGCAGATGGTCAAGCGGGGTCCGCGGCGTCATGCCGTTCTCCTGGTTGGGGGCGGTGGGAGGGGTGCCGGGCGCGGCGCCCGTGTTGGGGAGCGTCGCCATCACGCGGCGACGCTCGTCGGCTTGGCCGCCGCCAGGACCGAGGCCAGCGTGCCGGCGCGGCTTCGGGCGCGTGGGCGGGCGATGGCGAGGTAGGTGAAATCGCCCTCACCCATGCGGCGCTGGACGAGGTGCACCAACCCATCCTCGGCAAGCTGCAGGGCGCGTTCGGCGACGCGCAGAAGAGCGCGACGCTCGGCGTCCGGCACGATCGAGGTGAGCGGCGAGGCGTCGACCGCCAGGAAGCCGCGGTGATAGACGATGCGATCGCCGGGCACGGCGGAGCCGAACCAGGTGCAGAACATCGCCTCGGTGAGCGGCGGCTCCGCGGTGCGGAAGCCAATGATCGTGCTGTCCATAGTGAGCATTACCCAGCCTCCCGCGAATCCGTCTCACGCCGCCGCTGGGATGCCGGCGACGAGCATCCCCGCCATTCCGCCGGCTGACGTGCTCGGCCGGCTGGCGGCCCTGAAAACCGCCGCCACGCCAGACCTGAAGCAGCAGTGGCGGGAGCTTTTTGCCGCTGAGCCGCCGCCCTACAACCGGCGTTTCCTGGAGAGCCGTTTGGCCTACAGGATCCAAGAGCTCGCCTATGGCGGCCTGAAGCCCGAGACGATCCAGCGCCTCGAGGCCCTGGGCGAGCAGCTCGACGGCGGCAATCCCGTCCTGCGGCGCATCCGCGGCGACGACAAGCCGATCGCTGGCACGCGGCTGATCCGTGAATACCAGGGCGTCGAGCACAGCGTCACCGTGCTGCACGAGGGTTACGAGTATCAGGGCCGCCCCTACCAGTCCCTCTCCTCCATCGCCCGCGCCATTACAGGCACGCGCTGGAATGGCTGGCTGTTCTTTGGCCTGAAGAACCGGAGGGGGACAGCATGAAGCGCAAGCCAGCCACCGAGGCCGCGATGCCGGCCACGGTGCGGAAGATCCGCGCCGCCATCTACACGCGCAAGTCGAGCGAGGAAGGGCTCGACATGGAGTTCAACTCGCTCGACGCGCAGCGTGAGGCCTGCGAAGCCTACATCACCAGCCAGCGGTCAGAGGGCTGGGTGCTGGTGCGCGACCGCTACGACGATGGTGGCGTGTCCGGCGGCACGCTGGAACGGCCGGCGCTGCGGCGGCTCCTGGCGGACATCGAGCGCGGGCTTATCGACGTGGTGGTGGTCTACAAGATCGACCGGCTGTCGCGCGCGCTGATGGACTTCGCCAAGCTGGTGGAGGTGTTCGACGCGAACAGCGTGACCTTCGTCTCCGTCACTCAGTCTTTCAATACGACCACCAGCATGGGGCGCCTCACGCTGAACATCCTGCTCAGCTTCGCGCAGTTCGAGCGCGAAGTGATCGGTGAGCGCATCCGCGACAAGGTGGCGGCGTCGCGTGCGCGCGGGATCTGGATGGGGGGCTTCGTCCCGCTCGGCTACGACGCACGCGATCGCAAGCTGCTGGTGAACGACGCCGAGGCTGCGCTGGTGCGCCGGATCTTCGAAGGTTTCGTCGAGACAGAATCCGGCACCAAGCTCGTCCAGGCGCTGCGCGCCGAGGGGCTCCTCACGAAGCGCGGCCGCGCCTTCACCAAGAGCGACGTCTACCGGGTGCTGAGCAACCGCACCTATCTCGGCGAGGCGATGCACAAGGGGAAGTCGCACCCCGGCGAGCATGCCGCCATCGTGCCGCAGGCCATGTGGGACGCGGCGCACGCCCTGCTGTCGATCAGCCCGAAGACACGCGCCAACCGCACGCGCTGCCAGACGCCCTCGCTGCTGCGCGGGCTGATCTTCGGCAGCGACGGGCGCGCCATGTCGCCCACCCACGCGCGAGGGCGGCGCGGCCAGCAGTACCGCTACTATGTCAGCCAGTCGGTGCTGAAGGGCAGCGCCGCGGACGGGCCCGCCATCGCGCGTATTTCCGCCGCGGAGATTGAAGGCGCTGTCATCGTGCAGGTCCGGGGGCTGCTGCGCCAGCCGGAGGTGGTGCTCGGGGCCTGGCGCGCGGCACGGGCCTCGGCGCCGGACATGACAGAAGACGAGGCCCGGCTGGCGCTGGAGCGGCTGGACCCGCTGTGGGAGGAGCTCTTCCCCGCGGAGCAGGCGCGGATCATCCGCCTCCTGGTCGACCGGGTGGACATCGGGGTGGGCGGCGCCGACGTGCGGCTGAAGCTGGAGGGGCTGGCCAGCCTGGCGCGGGACCTGGCGGCGGCGCCGGCCGAAGGGGCGAGGGTCGCAGCGTGACCGGCGTGGCGCAGATGCTGACCGTGCGGGTGCCGCTGGCGATCCGGAAGCAGCGGGGCGGGCGGAAGCTGATGATCGCGCCTGCCAGTACCACGAACCGGGAGGCCTCGGCTGGGGACACCACCCTGGTGAAGGCGCTGGCCCGGGCGTTCCGTTGGCGGCGGATGATGGAGGCTGGGCGATATGGCACCATCAATGAGCTGGCGGCGGCGGAGAAGATCAACTCGTCCTATGTCTCGCGCCTGCTGCGCCTTACGCTCCTGGCGCCGAACATCGTTGAGGCCATCCTGGACGGTCGGCAGCCAAAGGGGATGACGCTACCGGGGCTGATGGAGCCGTTTCCGGTGGAGTGGAGCCGCCAGCAGACGGGCGCTATGCCCGATTAGCTGACTTCGTCCTGCTCAAAGAAGTCTAGATCTATCTTCTTCAAGACAATTTCTTGATCACGCCGAACGCCGACGTCGTGCGTGAGCATCAGCCGTGTGAGCTCGTCGCCATCAATCAGGACAATTCGCATCCCATGCATTTGGCTTGCAGCTTGACGTGCTGCAACACTGAATCGGGTTGTCGTAATGAACACTCCCTTATTTGCACGCTGCATGTTCAATGCGCCGGCAAATGCCTGGATCTGCGCTGGTGGTACGGCAGCGTCAGTGTACCGTTTCGCCTGAATATATATGAGGTCCAGGCCAAGTCGGTCCTCTTTGATCACGCCATCTACGCCGCCATCGCCGCTACGACCGAGGTTCAATCCGGCGTCCGCGTTGCTATCGCCATATCCCATCGCCTGGAGAAGCTGCACGACAAGCCTCTCGAAAAATTCGGGAGGCCGCTCCAGAACGAGGCGGAGCATCTCTTCGCGCAACGCGACGTCCATTTCGGCCTTTGCAGCCGCAATCCGCTCGTCCGGTGTCGCAATCGCATCAACAACAGCGGATTCGGTAATGACCGACTTGTCTGATGTGGCGTCTGCGTACCGATCGTTCGGACGCAGCGAGCGAAACTCGGGGAACTGACGAAGAAAGTTAATAGTGATCCGATCAGGCGGTTGCTGGAGCACCTGCCGGCCGCGTTCCGATGCTTCGTAGACACCGCGACCAACCCTAGTAAGCAAGCCGGCCCTTCCGAGATACGACAGCGCCCAATATACTCTGTTCGCAATAGTTTTCTGCTTACCCTTTGGAAGCAGCTGTGCGCGCTCCTCATCGTTTAGCTGAAATTCGTCCGAGACGAGAGGCAGTAGCTTGGCGTTTGCCATCTGGTGGGCGGCAAGGTGCCTCAGGACAGGCAGCATCAGGGTCTGGAAGTCTGGAATGGGCATGGCTTCCATCTTGTCAGCCAGCGACGGAAATCCACAAGCGGCAAGCTCACGCGCATCGGATGGGCGCCTTTTGACTCCAAGGAAATCGGGCCGGGCGGCGCCGACGTGAAGCTGAAGCTGGAAGGGCTGGTCAGCCCCGCGCGGGTCTCTGCGGCGCCGCCGGCCGAATCGGCAAAGGCGGCAACGTGACCGGCGCCGCACAGATGCTAACCGTCCGGGTGCCGCTGGCAGTCCGGAAGCAGCGGGGCGGTCGGAAGCTGGTGGTGACGCCGGGTGGCACCACGAACAGGGGCCCCTCGGCTGCGGACACCACGTTGATGAAGGCGGTGGCCCGGGCGCTCCGGTGGCGGCGGATGATGGAGGCGGGACGCTTCGCCACCAT